GCTTGTCCAGCTGCGCGCGCATCTCGTTGGGCACCGGCAGCCTCCCGTAGTTGACCGGGTGATCCGCCGCGAGCGGCAGGCCGAGCCGGTTCCAGACGTGCACCGGAACCCCGGCGCAGTCCACGGCGACACCGGAAAGCCGGCCCTGGTGTTTATAGGGCGTGCCAAGGGTTTCCCTGGCGATGGCGACGATCTGCGCGGCCTTCACAGCAGCCCCACCATCGTCGTTCCAAACACGTTGCCACCCGCGCGGTTGCTGCGGAAATTCCAGCCGAACATCCCGAGCAGGTCAGGGTGTGCTGCCTTGGAAGCGTTCCACTCGCGGATGCTCTCGGTAAGCGTGGTTCCGTTGCTGTAGCTTGCGCCCAGACCCATGGCCAGATGGTTGGCACCGATCGCGTCCACCCAATCGTCAATGATTCCGGAGATGAAGCCGGGGTCGCTGAATGCGCTCCAGTCGTAGAACTGCGGGGCCGCGTAATCCAGCGCCCCGGCACCGATCATGGCCGCACAGAACTGCTTGTCCTCTGGGTAGGTCGTAGCAGCAGGCGTCGACAAGATGAAGTCGCTACCGTAGATCGACTTCAACTGCTGCCCGATGTAGGTCATCTCAGTGGTAAACGCGCTCTGGTTCGACAACATGAGCCGCTGCTCGTAGTTGTTGAAGTCGATGCCATCCACCCCGCCCAGCGCAGCGATGATGTCCTGCAGCGATGCCACCGCGTTGTTTGACTGCGTGCGGTTGGTGTAGCAATAGCCGGCACCTGAGCCACCCAGGGTCAGGATCACGCGCTGGCCGCGCGCGCGCACCGCCTGCACCATCGTCGGCGTGATGTAGTCGAAGTCGTAGAACCGCCACGAGCCATCGCCCAGGTTCGTCCAGTTGCCGTTGACCGGGTTTGCGTTCGGCTTGGCGTGGAACAGATAGATCGTGTTGAACGTGGTCGGGACGTTGCGCAGGTCGTCGCCCTGGTAGCCGAAGTACGTCTCGAAATAAATCCCGAACACGGACGAGACGGGCGGCTGCGGCGATGGTCCTGGGGCTGGCGCAGGCGCGGGTGCCGGGGCAGGACCTGGGGCCGGAGCAGGGCCAGGCGCGGGCGGATATGGGGGATACGGGGCTGGAGCGGGCGCCACGGTGCCGCGCTTGGTCGCCGGATTCATGCCGTAGACGGACGAACCGGGGACGTGCGGGAAGCCGCGGAAGTTCAGCACGTTGTCGAACTTGCCCTGGCAGTCCTCCACGAAACGCTTGGTGCACCCGGCATAGATCGTGAAGGTGTCGCCCGCCGCGATCGTGAAGGGCATCTGCTCGTGCAGCGTGATCGTCGGGCCGGAGCTTTTCTTCACCTCCATGGCCAAGCCCGCATTCAGCCCGCTGGTGAACGTGACCTTGCCGCCCGTGTACCAATCCTGGGTCATGACCACGCCCGAGGTGGTGATCGTGCGGTTGCCGGTGACGGAGTCCACCGATGCCGTGACGGTATGGGGGGTCAAATCCACCTTGCAGCGCTCGTCGCCCAGGTCCGCATTGCACTCCGGCGTCGTGAGTCGCACGATGCGGCGCGAGTACTTCTGCGTGAGCCCGCGCAGTTCCGCGGTGAACTTGGACCGGCCGGCGCGCACCTGGCCGAGCGTGCCAGAGCGCAGGATGTTCTTGCCTTGCGTGAGGTCGCGGTAGTTGACCTCGAACATCTCGATCGCGGCGTAATCCCAGATGCCCGAGTGAATATCGGCCTCGGTGATCGCGGGCGAGGCGAGGAAGCCGTCCACTTCCAAATTGTCGGGGTTCAGCTCCGAGCCGGTCTCGATGGTGGAGTAGTTGTAGGCGGCGACGGAAAGGTACGTCACGCCGTCAAGGACGATGTCCTCGTCGTGCGTGGTCGCGGCAACAACCGTGCCGTTAGTGAGCGTGGCGCGCCAGCAGGTGGCGAGCGTGGTCGTGCCCAGCGCGTAGCTGGCCCGAAGGCCCGCGGACATGCTCTTGGTCATGCCCTACTCCCTGATTTCCTGAAGCACACAGGACGGGCCCGACAGGAAACGGGAATCGGGGTCTTGGTGCGGCACCACCATGCTCCAGTCGATGGAGTCGTCCATGAAGTGCACGGGCACGTAGAAGCGCCCGGCCCACGATGCCGGCGTGCCGGAGATGGTCGCGATCCCGGTCTCTTCGTCCACGGTCGCCGTGAGCGTGTTCCCCAGCGCGTCGAATGCCTGGAACCCGGCGGAAATCGGGCGGGTGATCTTGCGGTCCTTGTAGCGGTTCGACGCTGCGTGCAGGTAGCGCTTGTAGAGCTGGTACGTGCCGCCGCCGAGCGAGGCCATGACACCGGTTTCCGAGGTGACGACGTGGTCCTTCGGGTCGAGCATCAGGAAGCCGTAGGCGCCGCCGTCGGTGATCTCGTGCAGCGTCTCGATCGCCTGCCAAGCCTCGCGGCGCATGGGCACGAACCCCACCTCGAACTCGCGCAGGGTTTGGGTCCAGACGACGTTGATCGACTGCTCGCCGCTGATCACGGCAGTGCGGTCGTTGCGGCGAATCTGCCGGCCGCGCACGCCGGCAGCGATGACCAGCGGGGGCATGGTGACGTCGGGGAAGACGGTGATGCTCATCGCCCATTCCTGTTGCGTGAAACGTCGATCGCACGGCCTGCAGTCCTGCCCCACTGCATGGCCGTCTCGCGCGAGCCGCCCGGCGGTTGCATGACGGTTACATGGATGTGGGTCTCCCCACCCTTGCCGGCCTGGCGCTCGGCGCCTGCGGCTTCCGTGGCCGGTTCCTTGGTGAGGTAGCGCCGATCCCGTGCCACCAGCATGTCCGGGCGATCCGGGTCGCGGCCCACGATGCCGCCCGTGTGGTAGCGCGGCGCGTTGGCGAAGATGGCGGATGCGACTTCCGGCTTGAGGTTGTCGCGGTGCCGCGGGTCGTCGGCCGTGAGCACTTCCTCGCGCGTGCCCTTGGGCCCACCCATGAGCACGGCCGGCACCTCGTTGGCCTTGAGGTTTGGCATTGACGCCGCCGCGCGCTGGACGATGCCCGAGCCTTGGTACTCGCCCGGGTCAGCGAACAGCGCGGGCCGCTGCCCCTTCGCGGCCTTCTGCTGCGCATCCAGCAGGACGTCCTTGCCGATGGTGCGCACCGCCGCGGCGCTGAACACGACCTCCTTGCCGTGGACGACGCCTGCCACCTTCTTGGGGTCCATGTCGCCCGTGTAGCCGCCGTCCGAGTACCCGTACTCAAGGTAGGAGTAGTCGGCGGAAGGTGTGTAGCCGCCGTTCTGCGTGAAGCTGTAGCCGCTGGAACTGCTGCTCGAGCCGCTGCTGCCAAGCGAGCCTAGGACAGAGCCGATGCCGCCCCCGCCGCTCGAAGAGCCGGAGGCCGACGCCATCTGGATCGCGTTGATGATGGCCGGCAGCATGCCCAGCGCGCCGCCGCCCTTGCTGGCCGCGTTCGCGAGTTGCAGGACCGCGTTTCCTGCCGCCGCGTTGCTCTTTGCGTAGTCCTGGGAGCTGCGCTCGGCATCCTTGAACATGCCCATGACGGACTGCTCGCCGCTGTCGGTGCCGTAATCGTGGTAGGAGTTGGAGTCGGCGGGCTGGTCGGCCGTTACGCCCGCCACCGGCGTCCGCGAGAGCGCAATGGAGCCGTCGGCCTGCGTTGTCTGCGTGTAGTAAGGGCTGGAGGTGTCCTTCTGCCCCATGGAAGATGCCGCGTTGTTGGCGGCGTCAGCGAGGCGCCCTAGCGCCTGCGTGGTCGGCTCGATGCCGGTTGTCTGCAGGTTCGACAGGCTCGTTTGCACGGACTGCGTCGGGTCTTGCGCCTTCAGGGCCTCTGCCGCCGTCTTGGCCTGTCCGTCCTTGCCATCCTTGCTGCCGAAGATCTTGGCAAGGAACCCGCCCGCGTCCTTGAATGCGCCGCCCTTGCCGAAAAGCTGCTCGGACAGCTGGCGCGACACCACGCCGTTGATCTCGCGCGAGACCGCGTCGCCGAAGCCCTTGAGCGCGCCCTTGAGCCCCTTGCCCGACATCAGGTCGTTGAAGAAGTTCGAGCCGGCATCGGTGAACATCTGCCGGAACTGGTTCGCCAGGACATCCACCTCGCCGCGCAGCTTCTCGAGTTCCATGTGGGCGCGCGAGGTGTCCAGCACCAGCTGCAGGTTGATCGGCCGCCCTTCCAGCTCGGCGTTCTCCTTTTCTTTCTCGAGGAGCTTGTCCATCGTCTGGACCTGCTCCTCCAGTTGCCGGACGGCGCGGGTCCGCACCTCGGTGACTTGGCGCAGGCTCTCGAGCGTGGTGATCGCGCCCGTGCTCTGCGCAGTGGCGATGCGCTCCTCTTGGATCTGCAACTGCTGGTTGATCTGGCTGGTGCGGGTCTTCGCCTCCGTCAGCCCTTCCTGCTGCGCGTTGATCCGAGCCTGGGCCTGCTCGTTCTCGCCGGGCGAGACCTGGCCGCGGTCCATGCGTGCGAAGTCGCCGGTCGTCTTGGGCGCCTGGACCCGGGCCTGCCGGTCAAGGAGTCGGGCCTGTTCCAGCGAGAGCTGCCCGCGAATGCGCAGCGCGCCGACCTCGTCGCCCTGCAGCGCCTTCAGGTTGGCCTGGTAGTTCAGGAGCTGGTCGTTCAGCTGCTTGAACGAGCTCGTCTCCTCGAGGTTCGCCAGGACCGTCTCGCGCGAGCCTTGGCGGCGCAGCTTCTCTTGTTGGGCGGCGATCTCGTTGAGCCGCGTCTGGTCCTTCACCAGCGCCGAGGTGTCTTTCGGGCTGGTCTTGCGCGTCGCGTCCATGTGCTCCTGCACGTCGGCGCGCTCCTTCTCGAGCTCCGCGATCTCGGCCGCCACGCCGTCCGCGATGGCTTGGCGCTTGCCCTCGTAGAACTCCTTGAGGGACACCGTTCCCTGGCGGTAGGACTCCTGCAGCACGCGCTGTGAGAAGGCCATCTGGTCGCGCTCTTCGGCCAGTGCATCCCGGGCGGCCTTGACCTTCTGGTCAAGCTGGGCGTCCAGCACCTGCTGCGCCTCGTTCTGACCGCCGTGGCTGCCGGGCGTGGCGAACGCCTTGCGCACCCCCTCCAGAGCTGCGGCCTGCACGTCCTTCGGGACCGGCGTTCCGGCGCGCTCGTTCGCCTCGAAGCCCCTCTTGAGCTTGTCAACTTCCTCTTTGTAGAGGGAGGCTGCCTTGCCGCGTTTGGCCCACTGGTCGATGCTTTCCTTCGCCGCGACCGCTTCCTTGTTCACCTGTGCCTGCAAGGCATTGCCGGCGGCGATCTCCGATTGACGGAACTGCCGCCGCTGCAGGTCGGCCAGTTCAGTTTCGGCATTGGCCAGGGCGTTGGAGGCACCGACTCCGCGCGGGCCCACGAATGCCGCGCCGCCCGCGTTCTCGGTGACGCCGGTTCCGCCAGAAGCCGCCGCGCGCAGCTGGTTGACGCGGTCAGTCAGCGACTTGATCCGGTCTTCCACTGTGGTCGGCGCAAAGGCCGACTCCCAGAAACGCGCGAAGGAGCGCTGCGCCTTGGAAAGCGCATCGTCCACCGTCGTGATGTTCTGCTGCAGCTTGGGGAAGCGCTCGTTCAGCGCATCGAACACGACCGCCGCAGCCTTCCCGGTCTCGCCGGTGTCCTCCAGGCCCTTGATCAGGTCATACAGCTTGGAGGCATTCGGGAAGTTCAGCTGCCGGTTCAGCTCGACAAAGGCCTTGGCCGGCTCGCGCGCGATGCGAGCAAAGTCCTTGGCAACCTGGTCGGCGGTCTGCTTGGTGGCCTCGCCGAAGCCGACGCCGGCCTGCATCGCCTTGTCGAAGACCTGCGGGCCGATCTCGCCCGTCGCGAGCAGGGCCTGCCCGAGCTCGCGGACCTTGAGGACGGACGCATCGGTGCTGTCCGCCACAGACCGCGCGAGCTGGTTGAATTGCCCCTCGGTCTTGCCAGCGAAGTTGCCGGACAGGACCACGGCGTCCTGGAAGGCCTTGGAGCGCTTCTCACCCTCGTTGAAGGCATAGGCCAGGCCGAGAACAGCGGCAGCCGTGCCCCCGATGGCCAGGCGCATGGGCGTGATCAGGGAGGTGATCGCCTTGAAGGCGTTGCCCATTCCGTCGAACGTGCCGGCCAGCTGCGAACCCTGCTGGATGGCTGCCGTCAGGGGGCTTTGGCCGCTGGCGATCTGCACAAAGAAGTCGTTGGCCTGGAACGACAGCTGCTGCATCTGGTATGCGGTCAGCTTTGTTGCGTTGCCCAGCCCATTCATCTGGGGCGTGGCGCGCGTGGCAGCGCCCCCGGCAGCCGCGATGGCAGCGGCGCCACCACCCAGGCGGGCGGCGAGCTCTGAGTTGTCGGGCTGGTTGCGCGTGAGCGCTTCGCGCAGGCTCCCGGCCGGTGCGCGCGGACCCACCGTCGCGCCCAGCGAGGTGCCTGCCGATGCCAGCGGGCCGGTGAGCTCGATCTCCCGGCGCAGCGAGTTCACCTGGTTGGTGGCCTCGCCAGCCTTGGCCGCAGTGGCACCGAGCGAGGTGGTGACCTTCTCGAAGTCCACAAAAGCTGCGGCACCGAGCGACGTGGTCGCCCTGGACAGATCCGTGATGGCAGCCTTGGCCGTGCTTGCACCTGACGCGAGGGAGCGGCCCAACGCGGTGCCGAGCTCCTCGACTTGGCGTTCGGCTCGATTGGCCGCTGCCGCCAGTTCGTTGACCTGGGCCAAATCGCCGCCCGAGCCGCCGCCGGCAACAGCCGCCCGCACGGCTTGTTCTGCCCTGGCGGCTTCTGCGGCCATCTGGGACAACGCGGCCGTCACGGCCCCGGACTGCGCCAGCACAGCCGATTGCGCGGCAGTCCATTCCTGTTTGTAGCGCTTCCACTCGTCGGAAACCTGCTGGACCGCCTTGGCCTGGGCATCGGCCAGAGGCATGCCGTCGGCAACGAACTGGTCGCGCAGCGGCGCCAGGCGCTCGCGGCGGAACTGCTGGTAGGACAAGCCCACCTTGCTGACCGCAGCGGCGGCGGCGCTGGCCGCGGACTCGACGCCGCTCAGGCCGGACGCAATGCCAGCGAACTCGCTCGCGGAGCCGGCCGTGATGGACTTCTGGGCATCACCCATGTCCTTCAGCGCCTTGGCCCCTTTGCCCGCAGCAGGCACCAGCACATTGCCAATGGTGCGACCCTGGTCGTTCGCCGCCTTGGTCAGTGCCGCGGCGGCACCTTCGGCCTTGCTGCCGGACTGCGCAAAGCGGTCCAGGGCGCTGGACGCACCGGTGACCTGCGAGGAATCGACCGCCAATGCAAGCGTGGTCACGTCCATGGGTCAGTCCTTGTAGATTTCGTCCAGCGCTTCGCTCTCCGCGATGCAGAGCAGTTCGAAGAGCTCGGGCCATTCGGCCGGGGGGATGCGCAGACCCAGGCGGATCTCGCGGAAGGCTTCGCGCCGGAAGCCCACGGGTCCGTTCGGACCCATGTTCCAGCTGCCATCACCCAGCGCCTTGAGTGCTCGGATCACGGGCCAGTTTTCCGGCCAAACCTCGACCGGGGCGTATTCCGGGTAGTCCTCGAGCGTGAGCCCGAAGAACGTCATGTTGTCGAGGTCTTGCTTGTTCGGCGGCTTCCGGTACCAGCGCCGGGCCGCCTCTTTCAGTTTCCCAGCCGGGCCTGCGTCAGCTCGCGGATGTAGGTCTGCACGATGGCCGTCGCGGCGCCGTGGTACTGCTGGCAGAGCTCACGCAGGTTGTCTCGGTTGAACTCGCCGTCCACGTCTTGCCAGTTCGCGGCGATGTCCAGGATCGCGTCCTCGTCGGAGCGGTCCTTGTTCTTCTCGTCCTCCACGAACGCGCGGTAGTCGTCCTTGGACTTGTGCTTGAACTCCATCTTGATCGTGACCTTGTCGCCGCCCGGGGTGGGGATGACGACGGGCACAGTGAAGGTGGGGTTCGGCTTCAGCTTCAGCATCAGGGGCTCTCCAGAATGAAGAAGCCCGCAGGGCGCGAACCATGCGGGCTTCAGGGTTGGCCCCCTGTGGATCAGGAGGCGTAGCGGGTGACCTGGTTGATCAGGGACAGCGTGACGGGCAGACCCATCACCTGGTTCTTGGTCAGGGTCGGGGTCTTCTGCAGCGTCACGTAGGCGCTGAAGTAGATCGGCGAGCCAGAGGGCAGCAGGATGCGCATGGCGCGCTGCTGGCGGTCGGCGTCGGCCGTGGCCAGCACCGAGTAGTGCGACAGCGAGGCGTCGTCACCGATCGTCAGGTTGAACACGATCGGCGACTTGACGGTCGGGATCTGGTGCTCGGCGTCGTCCTCGAGGAACGAGTAGGTGACGAACTGCTGCTCGCCGCCGCTGGTGGAGGTCTCCAGCACCTGCGTGATCTGCGTCCAGGCGGTTACCTCGCGGATCGTGCCCGTGCCGCTGCCAGCCGGGAACAGGGTCGTGCTGGAGGTGTTCAGGCCTTCGACGGTGACGTCGTTGGTGGACACAGCCGAGGCGCGGTACACGTTGCCGTTGGCGCGCGACCAGCCGGAGGTGACTTCGAAGATGTCGCCCACGGTCACGCCGTGCGAGGAGGACAGCGTCATCACGCCGGGGTTGGCGTTGGAGAACGCGGACAGGGTCGCGGTGGACCCGTAGGTGGAGCCAATCGAGATCGTGGCGCCGTTGGGGAGCGAGACAGCCATTTGGTTTGCCTTTCAGAACAGAAGGCCCCCTTCCGGAGGCGTTGGTGTTGCTGCGAGGCAAACCGGCCGGCGCGGTCCCGAAGGACGTTGCCTGCCGCGAGGCAGTGCGGAAATGCAAAAGGCCCCGGTATGGGGCCCTTGTGCATAGGGTGGGAGAGCTCGCCTATTGCTGGCTGAGCCACTTCTCCCAAGCCGAGAGCATCCCCTTGGCGAGGCGGATCAGGGCTTCATGAAGTTGACGGGTGGCAGCGCTCATACGGTGTCTGCGCGGTATTCGGCGCTGGCGGGGACCATGAATCGATCCGAGGCCGGCAGCGGCGGTGCAAGTGAAATCGGCGAGAGCAGGTAGATGCGCAGGCCGTCATGGGTGAACGAGTCGGCGAAGGCGGCGTCCAGCGAGGCCGCGAGGCTCTCCACCGTGCCCGCTCCAGTGCCGATCGGCATGCGGAACGTCACCTGAAAGATGCCGCGATAGGTGCGGCCGATGCCGTCCAGGGTGAGCTTCTTGGCCGGTGCCGGGATCAGCTGCGCTTCCACGTACCGGCCCGTGGGCGGGTTGAAGGTGACGTTCTGCCAGGCCACGGGGATTGCCGGAGTCTGGGCGTCGGCCCACGCCTTCAGGGCTGTTTCGAAGCCGGCGCGAATGATGGCCTGGCTCATGGCTTAGCGGCGTTTCTTGCCGTAGCCGAAGCTGGGAACTGCGGGTTCCGCCACAACGGGCGCGGCAGCTTCTACGGGCGCGCCAGCCGGCGCTTCCGGCTTCGGGTCTGGCGTGTGCACCATCACCCCCACGAACCCCGTGTTCACCGGTGCGGTCGGCGTGGCCTGAAGAGGGTTGCCGCCCTCCCCCGACTCCAGGCGCTCGATGCGGATGGAGCCGAACTGCGGCTGGCCGTCCACGATCACCACGCGGCGGAACTCGTCGGCCACGGTCCAGCCGGTGACCTCGACGTCGTTGCGCCAGACGCGGCGCGGGCGCGGGTCGTAAGCGGCGTCCTGGGGGTCGGTGGAAACTCTCATCT